CTACTCTAGTCTTATCATCATCTGGACAAAGAACACTTAATTCTATTTTTTCTCCAACTGATTTACCACGAATTTTTATGAACAAATATTCAACATCAAACATAGGAACCGCATCTGTAGAAATCTTTTCAAATGTACAATCATAGATAACTTTTGATATTGCAGTTTGTACGTCTTTACTATTTTCTGATTCTTGTGCAATCAATAAATGCTTTTGTTCTTTAACAAGAAATGGTCTAGCTTTTAATTTTTCTCCTGTAGATGGTAATTCTAATTCAAATGTTGGTGATTCAATTTTCGGTAATGCCATAATTTGTAATCCTTTATAATAATTTTCGTAACACCGCTGGTATGTTTGCAGTAATACTTCTTTCAACTGTTCCTAATGCTGTACTAAACAGTCTATCTGCTAAATTTGTTGTTTGCTGTTGTATAGAAAGATTTTCCCAATTTCTAAAAGACCAACTTATGGGGGTTTTTATAATTTCAGAACTTGGTCCAGCTGCCAAATTAGTTCCACCAATTGTTTTAGGGAAACATTCGTTAATTCTAAGACCATATGCTTTTTTAAATTCTCTATTCAGCAAAAAAATATCCATTGTTCCAACATAATCGTAATAGTAACCAACATCATGTGTTCTGACATTAAATGCTTGTTCTTGCCAATTCTCAAAAAAAGTTCTTTCATCCAAACCATTTGATGCATTAAATGTCATAGTAATATCTTCTGCGTATGTTGCTTCAGTTACAACTTCTCTCAATGGACCATATTGAGCGCCACCTGATAGTTGTTGAGTTGTTAGTCCTCTACCGGGAAGTATAAGACTATCTACTCTTAATGATATTTCTCTAGTGTTATGGCCAAGTTCTTTCCTATCTTTCGGGTTTAATTGTCCTCCACCACCTAAGTGAGTTGGTGGGAAGATTTGGACTTCATATAGATTTGGCCTTCCATATGCATCGTTACTACGGAATATAGATAGAACATCATTTAATGCTCCAAATGCAAGTGCATCTGTAAAATTACTTAATGCTGTTGGCATTATATCATTTTCCTTTTTGAGTCATTATAAGCACGGGAAGCAGATGCTTTCTTAAATCTCTGAACAGGCAATAACGCTGCAATCACCCATTCTTCTGGAATCACAACTCTAAATTGTGATTTGACATGTCCATACAAATAATGTTTTATTGTTGGTTTTATTATTGGAATATTTTTTAATTTTGAATATTCGGTAATTATGGATGTTCTCGAATCATACATTCTAGAACTTGTTGATGTATTGTCTTCTGTTATCCTATCTAGCAATCTTATTCTCATGGGAATTGGTAGATAGTGAAGATTCAAACCTAAAAATCCACCAGCAGCGCCACCAATCGGAAGTATCAGTGGAAATGTATCATAATAAGGTAATGTTTTTTTATGTTTTGGATCATAGAAAAACATATTAAGGTTTCCAAAAGATGGTCCACCAGATCGTCTTCCATCTCTTAATAAATCCATAGCACTGGGTTTACCAAAATCTGATATTTTTTGACGATACCATCCAATTGATTTTTGGGTATCTCCAGCTGCTCTACGAACTTCATCTGTAAAATTACTTGGTGCCATTTAATTATTTATAACGAATACCTAAATCATCCTCTGTCAGTATTTTAAATTCCATACCATTATTATCACACCATTCTGTTGCAGATTTCCACTTAGAACTATTCACCCCCCAAGTCTTCACCTCATTGATATATCGTTTATTTTTTCTTTGTGGTTCTTTTGGAGGCTTCGTCTGTTTCTTGGGTTTGACTTCAATGACAAGTTTTCTGGTAGTGCCATTGCCCTGTTTTACTTTACAATAGAAATCTGGAAAATAACGATGTATTCTACCATCCCAAGGAGACTTGTATGGTATAACTATCTCTTCACTGCCCCATTCAATTACAGATTCGCTGTTATCACAATAGACCATAAACTTTCGCTCCCACAGAGAGCGATAGATTACATTGTGAACATTCCCTTTATATTTTAAGGGATTGATTGGTTTATATGTTCCTTTGTATGCCATAATGTATAAATACTTTAAAGGACTATTTAGACATGCCAATATTTACCGCATTAAGAAACCAAGCAGGACAAATCGCAGCTGGTCTTGCTGGCAGAGCAATTAAGTCAGCGTTAGGAATAGGTGACGTAGGTGGTGCGTTTGGGCCTGCCGGTGGAACTGGATTAAGAGCCAGTCGCTTGCCAAGCGAAACGATGCAATATCCATTAGACCTATCACACGAATCTAATAGTCATTTTGTTATGTTTACTTGTATGCAATTTAAGGGTAAAAGTAAAGTTGACGTAGGTACGAAGCAAACACTATCAGATGATGGTGGAGCAGCTGCTGATTTTGAGGGCATCGCGGCAGGTGCTACTCCCAGCGATCAGGAAAGAATCCGTCAAACAAAAGACCTTTTAAGTCTAGCTCAAGGACGAGGCTCAGGCTCTCTTCAATCGACCTCAAGGCCTTCTAATAAAAGTGGTCCATATATTGCGCTATACATGCCGCCATCAGTTCAAGAAGCATATTCCCTAAGATATAATGATGTAGAAATAGGAACAGAGGCAAATGTTCTACACGCAGCATATCAAAGTTTTAAAAATACTAGTAATGTTACCGAAGCTTTCCAAGACCTCGCAAATAGTAATGTTGCAGCAATAGATGGTGTTAAAGACTTATTCAATAAGAAAATGATAAAGGTAGCAGATGCTTTTCTTACAGGTTCTGCCGCAGCGATTGGTATTGAACGTGGTGTAATTTTTACACCAAAAATGGAATTGATGTTTGAGGGAGTAAATCGAAGGAGTTTTAGTTACAGTTTTATCATGATGCCCACATCCGTACAGGAAGCGGAGGAAATAAAACGTATTATCCATACATTTAAATCAAATGCTGCTCCAAATTACGCTGATGATCTTGGTATGCAGATGACAATACCACATAGGTGGAAGATAGAATATTTTAATACTGGACCCGGCAATGATGGTAGTCCGGCAGTGAATGGATATCTAACTGATATTCGTGAATGCTTTTTAGAAACCATCAATATAGTTTATGGTGGTGATAAGTATATTGCTCATGAAACTACCAAAGACGGCGCACCTCCAGCTAGAGTTCAAATGACACTAAATTTTAGAGAACTTGAAATTATAACGAAAGATATAATAAATAATAAATCGCCACTTCCTGGCGACGGCGTCGGCGCCAGCGGTGGAATTCCGAAAAGTGTAGATGCTGCTGCTATAACGGGCGGCGATGGGGGTCCATTTTAGATGTATTTTGCAAATTTTCCCAATATTTTATATGACGCTGTAGGAAATAGAGACTTTAAGGTAGTAACAAATCTTCTTAGGAGAGTTGCTTTACGATCAAAGGTTAGGGAAGATGCTTTATTATTTGATAGATATGATGTTAAGGAAGGAGAAACGCCAGAGATTATTGCTGATAAATTATATGATAATCCAGAATTGCATTGGATTATTCTCTTAGTAAACAATATTACTGATAGGTACAGTGGTTGGCCAAAATCATATTCACAGTGGCTGTCCTTTTTGGCTAACAAATATCCATTTGATAGCAGTCTTTCAACACAATTGATAAATCAGACTCATCACTTTGAAATAACTCAAGATTCTGGTGATACTACTTTAATAATTGATATTGGAACTGTTGATACTACATCTAATTTAAGTGCAACAGCTGTAACCAATTATGAACATGAAGAAAGAATACAAGATAAACTTCGACAAATTCGCTTGTTAGACCCGTCATATTTAAACCAGTTTACGGCAGAATTTGACAAACTCATGAAAGAAAGTATTATATAAATGGTATCTGAACTAAACAACTTGCAGAGAGCGGGTGATTTTTTCATTGAAAGTGCAGTAATTACTACCTCTCAAGGAATAAAATTAAATATTTTACCCCAGATAATGCACCTTGAAATAAATGAAAATATTCAATTAAATTCTGTCTCTGGTAATGTACTTCTGTCAGACACTATTGATATAGCATCTATTGGACCTATTTTTGGTCAAGAATATATGTCTTTAAGAATACACACTGCTGGCGTACAGGAATCTGCTCTTTCAGTGGACTTTACAGAAGAATTATTTCACATAACTTCTCTAACTGTCAGAGCGCCCACAGGTCAACCAAATGTGCAAGCTTTATTGTTAGAGTTTACAACTCATGAATTGGTAAAAAATCAAAGAGTTAAACTAAATAGAAGTTTTGAGGGTACATGTTCTGACATAGTTGAAAATATTTTAAAGAACGAATTAAAAACTAAAAAGAAATTGTTTATAGAACCTAGTGATGGCATAAAGAAATATGTTTTTCCTAATATTGATCCATTCACTGCTATTAATATGATTAAAAGAGAGGCTGTTACTGTTTCTGATGGTGCGCCAACTTTTATGTTTTATGAAGATTTACGAGGATATCATTTCAGAAGTTTATCTAGTATGTATGAAAGAACAATATCTCAAGAATATAATCCGTCTGTAGTTGGATCAAAAGCAGGCACTAAACCAATAGATTCTTTCAATGATATGCGTTCTATATTGGGTATGCATATAACTGGAAATGGTGATACTTTATTAGGTACTTTTGCTGGAGAATATGGATCAAAACTTACAGTATATGATACATATTGTAGAAGATTTAAAAATTACACATACAATTACTTAGATAGTTTTAAAACTGAACAGCACATATCAACAGAAGATAAAGTTACAAGTGGATCAGGGAAAGATGATTTTCCATTGATTAGTGCAACACCAGTAGAGAATAACTCTCGTATCAGTGATTTTCCAGCAAAAACATTTTTACGTTCAACTGCAAATAAAGTTACTCCCGGCGAAGTCGAAAATACCAACGATGATCCTGGCATAAGCATTCAACACACAAATGATGGCCGCTATACATTCAATTCGACTAGACCAGAAACTTGGTTGCAGAGAAGACAATCTCAAATTGTACAACTAGAAAATGGCATCTCTGCAAAAATAGAAGTGCATGGGAATGTTATGGTTCAATGTGGTTCAATAATTAAATTTGATCTTCCACTAGCATCCTGGGCTGAAATAAAAGGCAATGAGGATAGAATAGATAAATTCTTTAGAGGAAGATTTTTAGTAAAAGCTATTAGACATGATTTTAGTGTTGACAGCAATAAACATGAAATGGTGCTAGATTTGATTAAAGATTCTTTACCATCAAGCTTACAGAAATTAGATAAAGCTATAGAGACCCAACCAGTGGAGCCAGGTAGAGTCCAAAGACAATTTGGATCACGGGCCCGGATTGCTTAATCTTTAGCAATTTTTCATAAAAGGAGGAATATTAACTTAATTATCATGCCAACAACATATCATAAAAAAAAGGAAGAAAAAATGGCTAAAACTAGAAATCGTATTAAGCAAATGAACTTTCAAATTCATGAGAGGAAAGTTGCAGAACTTGCTCCACTTTCAGATGATGATAAATATATTATAGAGATGGCAGGATATCAAAAGTTAATAGGACGACAACATGAAAACATTTCACGAACTCCAAGAAGGTCTTCAAGACCCCAACATATTTAAATGTTTTTTCCTTGCTGGTGGACCGGGCAGCGGTAAATCATACGTTGTCCGGTACTCCATAGGAGGAACTGGTCTAAGAGTAGTCAATTCTGATGCAGCATTTGAG